GAAGGAAGCAGAAGCTACCTGGAGGCTGTTTACATATACCAAAAAAATTGTAATTTCTCGGCAAGCAATTATCAATGATGATCTGTCTGCCTTGGAGCGAACTCCTGAATTTTTAGGCCGTGGGTTCCGTCGCTTGGAATCCAATCTTATATGGGCAATGATCACTGGCGATGCCACTGTATCGGTAGACGGTCTTGCGTTGTTTAATGCAGCTCACAACAACACCGGCACAGGCGCCATTGGTATTGCCGGTGTAAACGCAGCCCGAAAGGCAATGCGAAAGCAAAAAGATATTAGCAACGTTGCGGTTAATTTGACCCCTGAGTTTATGATTGTTCCATCAGATCTAGAAGCAACTGCCGAGCAATTTCTTTATCCTGATGGTTACGCTCCTGCTGCGTTGACTGGAAACTCTGGGCCCAATCCCTACGCAAGGAAGATGCAATTAATAGTTGAGCCACGTCTTGATGGTTCTGCAACGCAATGGTATGCAGCCGCTGGCCCAACTAGAACGCCTGGCATGGTGTGGGGTTACCTGGCAGACGAGCCTGGTCCTACCATTACATCAGAGCCCGAAAGGGATCCTGATGGCCTGAAGCTGCTGGCTCGTTCTGATTTTGGTTGCGCCATTGAGGATTTCCGTTTTATTTATCGCAGCTCTGGCGCATGATTTTAACCATTGCGCATTTAGCTTCAGTTTTTAACTTTCCCCAATTCCACTAAAAACAATGCACGGACCTATTCAAGAAGGAAAAATCCTATCCATTGCCGCTCCTTACGTTGTCGCCTCTGGTGGCGGCGCGTTGGTTGGCGCTTTGTTTGGTGTTGCCGTAACCGCTCTAGCCAATGCAGAGGTTGGCAGTTTCATGCTTGAAGGAGTTCACGAACTTCCTAAGGCCACTGGCGCCACCGCCAGTCTTTACGCCAAGGCGTACTGGAATGACACCAACAAGAACGTGACAGCCAGCGCCAGCGGCAACACCCTTATCGGTGTGTTTGTGCCAATTGGATCTCAGTCTGCCGCTTACGCTTCTGGCGCTACGCTGGCTCACGTCCGCCTCAACGGCGCCTTCTGATGAGCTGGGCCCGCCTATCGGCTCATGCAGATCGGGCGGCCCTGGATTTCATGGGCGGCGTCAGCGTAATTGCTGGCGCCGTTACTGGCCGTGGTTTTTTGGAGGAAAACAAAGAGCTGGTTTTTGATGATGGAGTGGAAATTATCCCATGGCTGTTAAAGATTAAAACCGCAGAATTTGGCCATCTTGATTACAACCATTTGCTTGTAGTTGATGGCATTGCATTTAAGGCAACAAGGACGCCAGAGCCACTGCCCGGTAGCGAGCCCAGGGCGCTGAGCTGGAGCATGGTGCGGCTAGCCAGGGTTGACGCCCCAGAGGAGACGGTGGTGATCCTGGATGGCGATCCCGGCGACGATCCAACCACCGAACCCACCGAGCTGCCGGTTCTAATCCTGGATGGGAGCGGCTTGTGACTACATACAACAGACAAAAGACTTTAGTTGTAACAAGGCATTCAACAGAAGCCGAGGCAATTCAACAGAATTTTAAACTACTCAAGGGCGAAGTATGGCGAGAAACTGATAGCACGGGATACCCTACTGGCAGAAGCAAGACCGGGGTCGATGGCCAGGAGGTCAATAACGTCATTGTTGGGACGGCGTTTGTTGATCTGCCATTTGACCCCACCGGCCCAGGGGGGACCAGCGCCCCAACCAACCTGACCGTCATTGACCGCACGGCAGAGGGGCTGACAATTGCGTCCTCCACCGGGGCCGACGCACCGGTGCCCCTGGCAACCGAAACCCTGGCCGGCCTGCTGGCGCCAGGCACCAGGGCCAAGGCCGAGTCAGCGGTGCAGTCCGTGGCCCTGACCCCCCCCAGCGGCTGGAGCACCAGCAGCACCAACACTGCCGGCAGCGTCACCATCACGCTGGGCCTGCCTTCAGGGTTCAGCCTGCCGAGTAACACCAGCCAGACCAACTGGGATACGGCCTACTCGATGCGCGGGCAGTGGTCCGGCGGCGCCACCGGGCTCAATGCTTCCACTGGGCGTGCAAGCCTGGAGCTAGGCTCAGCGGCGCTGGCGTCGGCGGGGGACTTTGCCACCTCTGCCCAAGGTGCCCTGGCCGCAACAGCGGTGCAACCTCCAGGGCTGGCCTCAACGCTGGCCGCCTACCTGACCACAGTCAGCGCAGCCAACAGCTATCAGCCTCTCTCCGCAAACCTGACGGCTCTGGCGGCAAACAACGCGGCCTTCTACCTGGCCCGAAGCAACCACAGCGGCACACAGCCCCTGAGCACCATCAGCGGCCTGGGCACCGGGATAGCCAGCGCCTTGGCGACGAATGCCGGTGCCGCGGGGGCCCCCGTGCTGTTTGACGGGGCAGGGGGCACTCCCTCCAGCCTGGGCCTGTTGAACGCCACTGGGCTTCCCCTGGCGACCGGGGTGTCTGGGCTGTTGTCGATCGCCAATGGCGGCACGGGAACGGCCACCCCTGGGCTGGTGGCAGGCACGCATGTGACCATTACCGGCACTTGGCCCAACCAAACAATCAGCGTCACGGGCAACCATGGCGGGCATGGCGGCACTGTTACCAGTGTTGGGCTGAGCCTGCCGGCCCTGTTCAGTGTTACCGGGTCGCCTGTGACCACGTCGGGCACCCTGACCGCCACGCTGGCGGCCCAGTCTGCAAACCTGGTATGGGCCGGCCCTGCGACCGGTGCAGCAGCAGCTCCAGCGTTTCGATCCTTGGTGGCTGGCGATATTCCGACGATTTTGGCGGGCCAGGTTTCAGGCCTCGGCACTTTGGCCACCCAATCGGGCACTTTCAGCGGCACCAGTAGCGGCACCAACACGGGCGATCAGGACCTGTCGGGGCTGGTGGTCAAGGCCAACAACCTGAGCGATTTGGCCAACGCCGCAACCGCACGCAGCAATCTGGGCGCTGCTGCTGCTGCTGACGCTGTTACCGCCGTCAACCACGGCTCTAACGCCAGCGCAGCTCGGCCGTCAGGAGTGACAGCGGTCTACTGGATTGGGACTGTAGAGCCCGTAAATGCTGTGAACGGCGACCTCTGGATAGGTGGCATCTGATGGGGCTGAAAGTCAAGGAGGCTGGCGTTTTCGTTGATGTTGGCGGCGGCGGAACCACCACCCAGCTCGTAGATGAATGGATCAGAAACCCCGCCTGGCCAGCAATTCCAACGGTCCTGGCCAGTGAGCAAAAAATCGTTGGCCTCTATGCTGTCTGGCGCGGGGATGGCACAGGAAATGGCGCTAACTTTTTTGCCTTCAATGGCCAAGGCGCTTACACAATAAATTTCGGCGATGGAACAACAACAAATTACGCAAGCAATACTCAGGCAAACTATGAGTTTAATTTCAATAATGCATCATTGGCCGGCACCGATAAGCCTGTAACTTTTACGGCATCAACCAACACGGTAAATCTAACGGCCCACGGCTTTAACGCTGGCACAGCACTCCCATTTTTCAACATTGTTACGACAACTGGATTAATTGAAGGCCAGCGGTATTATGTTGTCAACCCTACAACAAATACGTTTCAAATTTCCGCTACCCTTGGCGGCAGTCCCGTTACGCTGACCAATGATGGCAGCGCTACGCTGCTGCCCTACAAAATAGCAATCGTAACAATTACTCCCCAGGCTGGTCAAAATTTAACCGTTATAAATTTACAAGCAAAACATAATCAGACAGGGCTGCAGGCGTATGCAACTGGTTGGCTTGATCTTGCAATTTCGGTTCCCAACGTTACCGGCGCTAATTATACATTGGGCGGTACTGCCGTTGGCCACCGATTACTAGAGCGGGTCAATCCAGTAGCGTGCGGAACCTTAACAAGTTTTGCTAATATGCTTAGAGGAATGCCGTTACTCAGGGCTTTAACGAGATACCCCTGCCCAATTACTGCGGTGACAACAATGGCTAACATGCATGACGGTTCGGGGTTAAAAAGTTATCCAGAATATCAAGGTACTGCCGCAGCGTTAACAACTACGGCGTTTCAGTTTGGCAGCAATGGCAATGCCGACAGTTTCCCGGAACTTCCAGGCCCGGCGCCAAACTTAACCAACATATCCAATATGTATGTCAACTGTAATGCAAGAAAAATCCCAAGATTTCCTGGCAATGCAGCAACAGTAATAAACATGAACAACATGCTTGGGGGAAATGCAAATTTACAAGAACTGCCGCCAATTAACATGGCCGCAGTAACTAGCACATCAAACGGCAGCATAACAGGAGGATCGGCGCCATCTGTGAAACGTATGCCTCTTTCAGGAATGCGGTTTTCGTTTACAGTGGCAAGCGGTCAACTATCAGCGGTTGCCATAAATGAAATCTTTACCGGTCTCCCGGTCGTTGCTACAGGCCAAATAATTACCGTAACTGGGAATTACGGCATCAATCAAAGCGGCTATAATCCAGGCATTGCCATTGCCAAAAACTGGACGGTGACAGCATGACAGAAGGATTCTACCGGTTTCTGGATGGCGTGCTTCGTTATGCTCCAACGTCGGTTCATCTGCCAAATGCTGAACCGCTGCTTGCGTCCCAGAAGGATTCATACAATTACCCATATCATGGCTGGAGTTGGTTTAATAGCATCACAGCAGCTGAGGAGTATTACCAAATCAACGGCGCAACCAATACTGATTGGGCGGAATTCCGGCACGCGATTCTAAACGAAAACGGATACGTGAATGCACTGGCGTTGGCCCTGGATTCTGAAAATGATTCCGCTCGCCTTGCGGTGACGTTTTCGCATTCTCGTTTAGACCGTTTCCAAGACAAAGGAGATTTTGCCGAATATTTGCAAGGCCTCTTGCTGATTGTTTCGGTACAGCCTGAGCAAAGCAAAGCCCCGTTGATCGAGGAATTTTTAGCCTTGGCCGCGCGGTGCAATTTGCCAGAGGCTTTTGTAACTGCCCTCAATGAAGCTATAATTGCGATGAGTCCGCCTCCCGTCTAACCATGGATCTATGGGATGTTGTCGCCATGACGGTGCTGCACCTGGCGTTGTTTCTGCCTGCCTGGGGCGTTCTGACGGTGGTGCCAGGCGTGCGGCGCTGGATGCGGGGGAGGTTGGAACGTGAGTGAAAATTTTAGTCAAGTTCCACAAGTCCCGCTTAGTGATCTAAAAGGCTTGTTTGACATGCTCAACAGAGCATGTGGTGAATTGTCCGGCGTTAAAGATCAGCTTAAAGAAGTTACTTCCATACAGGGAGATCTAAAGCTCTTATGCTCAGGACTAACTCGGATGGAGACAGCAATATCAGATATTCAAACGGACCATAAAGCCGCAGTTAAAGACATGAACGCGCATGATAGGGACATCATAAAACTCTCAAGCGCTGTTGAAGCATTAATGAAAGGAGCAGGGCAATTAGAAAAATCTGTTGAAAAATTGCAAAGCGATATGAATGGCATCGTTATCAAGATCGCCGCAGTTGCAGGCGGTGTAAGCGTGGTGATTTGGTTGGTGACGCAAGGCATCGCGGTGTATGACAAACTGCCCCATGGCTCAGGCAAGGCGGGCCTTATTATGCCCCCGGCACTGGCGAGGGGCAAGGGATAAAATGCCTCACCCCAAAACCGCCAGCTTGCCACTCATGGCCATGCCGAGGGATTCGCGATGAACGCAAGAGACGCCATTACCAGGGCAATTGCATTGTGCCTTCTGTCGTCCCCAATCATTGGGGTCGGGGGGGCCTACCACGTCTGCCAGCGGCGCCAAAACGATTGCCTTCAGGCATGGACAGCGGCTGGATCCGGCTCGCTTGCGGCGGCCGGCCTGGGTGCCACATTGCTGGCAAAGCTGGACGATCCGCAGGCTGAGACACTGAAGCCCACCGAACCCCAGCAGGACCGCACCCCCAACCCATGACGCTCTCAATCAGCTGCCGGATCATGGATGCCCTGGCCGACCTCCTGCAGGGCACAGCCCCCGAGGGGGAGAGCGACATTCCGTGGCTGGTTGGCAACCCAACCAACCGCCGCCCGCAGTTGTTTTTGGATGCCTCCCGCGTGGCGGGGCCTGGTGATGGGGTGGTGATCGGAATTGACCAGGGTGACGTGAACGAGGGTCGATCGCGGGACGAGATCGCAGATACCTGCCGGGTGCAGTCAACGATGCCCGTGGTGCTCACCATTTCGATGCCCCGGCAACCGGGAGACCCCCCTAACTGGCAGCTGCTTGACCCGTTCTACGTGACGGCCCATAGCCGGATCATGGCCCCGCCTCGCAACCTGGGAGGGCTATGCCAAAGCATCCAGTCAGACGGGCGGGCGTTTCCCGATCCCAATTTGCAGGCATGTTGGCTAAGGCTCCTCTACACTGTCACCTACAAGACCGCAGAGTCTGATGTGACCAAGACCGCAGAGTCTGATGTGACCGTGATCAGATGAGCACTGAAGACCCCACGCCTCCCCCTCTCCCCCAAGGGGCCGGCCAGTTTACCTGGGAGCCGGGCCAAGCCGACTGGCAGGAGGTTGCGCCCCCTGCCGCCGTAGAGATTTCCGCCACCGACCAACCAGCCCCTCAACCATCACCCCCCGAGGATTCGACCGATGCCTTACCGCGACCAAATCTTCCTGCTGGGCCCCGAAACAACCAGCGGCACAGCGGTAACGCTGACCGGGGCTAACGCGATTCCTTGCGGATCGTTTGATCCTAATGTGGCCGACTGGGTCGAGGTTGAGCGAACACAGCTAGGCGCTCGCCCTGGCACGCAGCGGGCGGCGGCGATCACCGAGCGCAAGGTTTCCGCTGACATCCCGTTTGAGTTTGCGGGTTCGGGCACCCGTGGCGCGATCTCAGCCCTCAATCCGGTGATGCTGGCCGCGGGCTTCAATTCCAGCGTGGTTGCCGGGGCCAGCGGCAGTGTGAGCTACGCCCTGGCCTGGCCACCGCCGGCGATCACCCACACCGCACGGTTTCACCGCGATGGCGTGGTGTACTCCGCTGCTGGCGGGCGAGTCAGCAAGCTGGTAATCAGCGGCCAGGCTGGGCAGCCATTGAGCGCCGTTGCCAGCTACATGGGCCTCTACCGCCCCCCTGCAACCGTCGCCAACCCAACCCCGAGCTATCCGGCGCCACTGGCCAATTCGGTGCCGTTTGATTCATCCAGCACTACACCAGGCTCGCTGACATTTGCCGGCGTTGGAGTTTGCGTAGAGGCGTTTGAGCTGACCATTGAAAATATCACCCAGTATTACGATAATGCCGGGTGCGTGCCTCATATTGATTTTACCGACCGAACTATAACATTTACCCTTACAATCGCCCGGCTGCCGATTGAAACATTAGACGTGTTTACCAATGCCTCTAACTCTCAGTTAGGTGCGTTGGTGCTTCCAGTCGGTACGGTGGCTGGCAACATCAACACCTTCAACCTGCCACAGGTTCAGGTAATGCCCAGCCTTGTCAATGTCAAGGATAGTAATTACATTCAGCTTCAAGGTCGAATGGTTGCCGAAGCGGCCAACCAAGAGCTGACGATTGTTCAGACCTGATTTGGTCAGACTTTTAATCCTAACTCTCACCCCTGATTTCTCTTATGGCTTTCGATCTGATCGACATTGAAGACGACTACCCTTGCGAAGTAGCGCTTAAGGGCGCTGTGATGAATGATGGAAAAATTGAAGACAAGGTGTTTACCGCTATGTTTAGGCGAATGGAGCAGGAAGAAATCAATAAATTATTAAAAGAAATTGACGATGCTAACGCTGTAGCTAAAGCTATCGAAAGGGGCGATTTATTGCCTAGTGATTCAGTTGCGGCTGTTACAAATATTGAGTTTGCTGGCAGAATCCTTGCAGGATGGATTGATCTTACTCGCAATGGTGAAGTGATGGAATTTAACGAGCAAAATCGAAGGGCTGTTTTGCAAAAGCAAGGCATGGCGCAGGCGATTGTTGGGGCATGGTTTAACATTCACTACAAGATGACCACTAAAGAAAGCGACACTTTGGGAAAGCGGCCAACCTCAAGGCCATCGCGAGGGAATGGTTTCGACAAATGACCCAGGCGCCGGCCAAAACACGGGAGCAGGAGGACGCTGGACAGCGCCGGGCAGCCGAAGCCATGGGCATCGTCTACGTGCCCATGGCCCGCGAGGATCGGCTAGAACCCATTGAGCCCACTTGCTGGATATGGCCCGAGAACTGGGAGGCCTTCCTGCTCTGGTGCCAGGTGCAAACCCAATGGCAGTGGGCCACCGAGTACACCCCAGAGGGGCGTCCCTGCCGGGTGCGCACCGGGCTCAACTATCCGGCGGTTATCGACCTGGCGGGCCTGCGGCGTGGCCGTGGCGCAGTTGCTGCGCTGATGGATGATCTGCGCGTCATCGAGCTTGAGCTGCTGACACTGCTGAGGGGTTCCTAATGGCCGTCAATTTTGACGCGATTTTGAAGATTGGAGCCGAAGTCGCGGGGATGGGCAGCGTCACGAAGTTGAGCGACACGCTGATCAGTGTGTCGAAATCGGCCAAGCTGGCGGCCCAAGAGAATGCTCGCGTCTTCAGTACCGACGGGATAGAGCGTCAGATGGCTGCGGCCACGGCAGCATCAATCCAGATCCTGGATGCCGACAAGCAGGTGCTGGCGTCCAAGATGAAGTTGCTGCAGAACGACAGGGACCGTGCAGCGGCCCAAAACCAAATGGCGGACCTGGAGGTGAAGGGCGCGGAGTTGCGGCGCAAGCAGACAGAAGAGCAGTTGGCCGGCGAACTGAAGACAGCCCAGGCAAAAAAAACGGCCACCCAACTGGAGCTGCAGCGGGCCCAATCGGTGGTTTCTACTGCTGGCGCCTACGGCAAGATCACGCCAGAGATGTTGCGGCAGACCGAAGCCGCCAGGACCGCTAACCGAATTGCGCAGGAAGAGCTAGTAATAACCACAAACATTGTCGCCAAAAAAAGAGAAGTAGCAGATGCGCAACTCAGGGCGGCCCAGGCTCAGGCTGAATCGTTGCGCGTGGTTCACGTAGAAGCCACCCGCCTGCAGTCGGTTCTGTCTGGCCTCAACAGGATCGACGCATCCTTCAGCCGGGGATTTGATGCTGTGCTCAACAGCCGATCCTGGCAGGCTGCTGCTGCTGCTGCTGCAGGGTTTGGCGTTGCGCTGGCGACCAGCACCAAAGCGGCCATTGACTTTGAGACCAGCATCTCCCAGGTCCGCAAGGTGATGGATGGCCTGGAGACGCCCAAGGCAATTGCGGAAATTTCGGATGAGATCAGACAGCTATCTCTAGAGCTGCCAATCTCGGCTAAAGGATTTGCAGAGATCTACGCCGCTGCAGGCGCGTCAGGTATCGCAAGGGGTGAGGTACGGCAGTTTGCCGAAGATGTTGCAAAGATCAGTACTGCTTTCAATATGACGGCAGATGAGGCCGGTTCGTCTATTGCGAAGATGCGAACCAGTATGAATTTAACGCAGCCAGACGTATTAAAACTGGCTGATGCAATGAATGAACTTGATAAAATTGGCGCCGCCAATGGTAAGCAACTGATCGAATTTGCTTTACGGTCTGGAGCCGTTGGGCAGCAGGCGGGACTAACGGCGGAGCAGGTTGCAGGTTTTGGATCGGCGATGATCTCGGCAGGCGTCGAAACCGAGGTCGCCGCCACCAGCTTCAACAACATGGTCAAGGCTATGACCCGTGGCGACTCCATGACGGAACGGCAGATTCGAGCGCTGCAGACCCTGGGGATGGCATCGGGCCAAGCTGCCACGGCCATCAGCCAGGCGCAAGATGAGATGGTGCGATCGGCCGAGGACCGGCGCTATGAGAACGCCCTGAACCGTCGCAAGGATGGCGCGATCAGGCTGGCCGAGATCGAGTCAAACGGGGTATTGCGTGAAGCCCAGAGGCGTCAGGATGAAGTGTTAAAGATATTGGCCAAGCAAACGTCAGAAGAGGAAAAAAAGCTTAACAAAAAATATAGAACTATTGAGACGGCAGAGCGCCGGCAAACCGAAGACTTACTAGAACAATTGCGCCAGCGAATTACCGGCACGGATGCAGCATCGCAAGCGATTCTTAAGCGCGAACAGCGAGCAATAGAAGACGCTGCTCAGTTGAGGATGGATGCAATTAACGAAAGAAAAGAGCGAGAATCCGAAGTAATTAAAGACACTCAGGACAGAGAAAAGAAGGCTTATGAGGAAAGTCTGGCTGCATACAAGCAAGCTGAGCAAGAAAGGCTGGACAACAAAAAGCAAGGCATAGAAGCGTCGTTTACAGAAGAAAGAGCTTTGTACGATGGCCAGCAAAAGATATTGAAAATTCAACAAGACGAAGCGGCCAGGAAGTCGGGCGAAAGTGCAGGCTTGCTGCTGGCTAGAAACATGGTCACTAACGCAGAGCCTACGATAATTGCGATGCTGGATAAAATCAAAAGCCTGCCGCAAGAGCTGCAGCTGCCTACGTTTAGCGACTTTTTTGGAGATGAGGCTAGGGGGTTATTCCCGATGATTAACAATACACAAAAGCTCGCCGAAGCGCTAAGGGTTGCAAATAATGAAACTAAGAACATGGGATCGGTTACCGCTGAAGCTGGGGTAATGATGGGAACGACTGCGGCGCAGATGCAGCTAGCCAGGAACAATGTAGAAAACTTGCAGATCGAAATAGGCAATCAGTTGCTGCCCGTGATTAAAGAATTGATCCCTGGATTTGTTGGGGTGGTGCAAGCAATCTCAGGCCTTGCCCAGGCCAATCCCCTGCTCACACAAATAGCAATTGGAATTGGCGCCATTGGAGCGGCAGCCATCATCGCCCTGCCCGTTGTGGCTGGGCTTGGGATGGCCATCAAGACCATTGCCGGCTTTGGCCTAGGCGCCACCCTGGCTGGCTGGGCTGGGGCCATGCCAGCCGTAACGGCAGGTCTGGCGGGCATCGCCACCACCATCAAATTAGCTGCCACCGGCCTGGTTGCCTTGGTTGCCGGCTTTGTGACCGCCCCGGTGCTGATCGGCGCGGCAGCCGTGGCCACAGCCGTTGTCATTTTTTCGTTCCGCGACCAGATCGCCGATGCCTTTCGGGGCCTCTGGGATCTGATCGCCAACCCCACCACCGGATTCGTCGCAATGATCGGCGGTGGTTGGGATTTGATGATGACTGGCATTAGGGATTATGCCAGCAACATCCTCACCAATCTGGGCGAGAACTGGACGGCCTTCATCGACACCATCATCGGCCCAGAGAACGGCCTGATTGCCCGCCTGGGGCAGACCTGGAACCTGGCCATGGATGGAATGAGGGACTATGCCGTGGGCCTGGTGCAGCCCATCACCGATGCCTGGCAGTCGATCATCGGCACCGTGCGGGGGGTGATCAATTCGGCCCTCAGCCTGGCAGGGCGGGCGGTCAATGCCTTCATCGAGCAGATCAACCGCCTAATCGCCGCGGCCAATTCGGTGAGCGCCGCCGTGCGGGGCCCGCAGTTGGGGATGATCCAACCGGTGCAGGTGCCCCAGTTCGCCGGCGGCGGTTACACCGGCAACGGCCCACGGTCTGGCGGCCTCGATGGGCAGGGCGGATTTATGGCCATGCTGCATCCTCAGGAGCAGGTCATCGATCTGCATCGGTCGGTTCCTCGCGCTGCCACGGGCGGCGCTGCCCCCGCAGGGGCCCCCCGCACCGGCGGCACTTTTGCCCCAGTGTTCAACCTCAGCAACAACGGCCCCGTCTACCGGCTGCCCGATGGCACCGATGCGGTATCCCTGGCCGATGCGCAAGCCATGGTGGCCGATGGTGTTGGCCAGCTCTGGGACCGCCTCCAGAGCTATGACGGGCGCAAGGCCCTGGGCATGGCCTGATGCCTGCCACCGGCCCCTACTTCTGGACCCAGACCATCAAATGGATGGACCCCTCCGGCGTGGCGCGGGCCCGCTGGCACCGGCTCGACCTGGCCGACAACTTGCCCTTCAGCAGCTGGAATGCAGGCGACGGTGACGGGCCACAGGCCTGGCGGTATCAGGAATTCAATTGCCCAGGGTTTGATTCAGGCCTGGTAGCAGCATCGGCCCAGATCTCGTGCGCCTATTCCGCATCGGCCCTGGCCTTGGCCCGGCAGGCGGAGGCCGAGGGCTGGTTCCTCGATCTTGTCCAGTACCAGCTCATCACCGGCGGCCTGGTGCGGGTCGATTCGGTCCTGATGGGCAGCGTCACCGCTTCAGGCGGCCTAACGGCGTTCTCGATTGCAGCGACCAGCTCCCCGCCACCGGTTGCGGTCTCGGTGCCCCCACTGATCCTGACGCAGCAGAACATAGGCACCCCCTGCCGGTTGGATTTCTGATGATTGCGTTTTCAAGCTCTAGCCCCGGCGGCTCCCGGCATACCAAAGGATCAATCGCCCTGGGTGGCGCGGCCCCTGCCGCCCTGGGTGGCGCGGCTAAGGTGGTGGCCACCGGCGGGGTAGAGCCCCCCAGCGACTGGAACTCCCCCCAACGGGCGGTGCAGCTGCTCGAACGTGCGCCTATCGTCTGGTGCCGGCGGATCGGCGACAGCTGCAGTAGCCCCTCAGATGCTGGAATTGGTGGCGTGATCCTCAGCCCTGGCGCGTCGGCCTGCCGGTTTGATTCGCCAGAGATCGATGGCGATCCGGTAGCCAATGCCGTTGCGGCCAAATACCGGCTGGTTCTCAGCCAAGGCCGGCTCGGGGGTATCCACGTCAGAGACGTTTTCCATGGCCGTTGCCGAGTCGGCGCGTTCTCCCAGGCCTACGGCAAGCCTGCAGGCAGGTGGACCCCTGGCAATTTTCTGGTCGATGTTTATGACGGTGCTCAACTTATAGCCAATAAAGTTGAAGCCCCCACTCAATGCGGCACGGCTGGAACATATGAAGGCCTAACTACTTTTAGTTTTGCTGTTACATATTTTAACGGCTTTGACGAAAACGGCGTCGGTCTGCCAGACCGTGGCCACTGGAAGCGGCAGATTCATCTATTCATTCGCAATGGCGTCGAAACAACCAGGCTACTGGATAACACCTACGGCAGCTCTAATAACCTGGCTGATCTATACTTATTCCTTTTGAACAATGATGGCCGCACTTCAGATGTGCAGATTGATCGAGAATCACTGACTGCAGCAGCTCGATTCATGGATGTTAATGGGCTGTTTTGGAATGGCGTGCTATCTACCCCAACCAGTATCAGCGATTTGATGAGCAAGATTGGACCTTATTACATGGTCCGAGAAACTAAAATCAATGGCCGCTACGGCCTGCGGCCACTGCTGCCCGTAACGCCATCGGGTGCGATTGACACTGGCCCGCTGCAGCCTAAATGGGTCTTCAACAACGAAGCGATTGTCGATGGCAGCTACACATTTCAGGGCGTGGGTCCCGAGGCTAGGAGGCCGTACAGGGCCCTGGTCGCATGGCGGCAGCAGGGAGGCGCGGGACTGGATCGAATGATCCGAACCACGCCAGTAAGCTACGGCGACACCCCAGATACTGCGCCAACAGAAGAACACGATCTAACCCAATCCGTCACCACGGAGATTCATGCGGCTAGGGCGATGCGGTTTGGTCAGGCAAAGCGCCGATACATCACCCACACAGCATCTGCAGCCGTCAAGCCTGGCTATTGGGATTCCACCCTAGGAGAGGGCGAATTGATTGCATTGCAGCTGGATCGCACTGATCTGGAGGCCGGAACAACTGATCAACTGCGCGAGTGGTACTGGATCACCAGCACCAGTATTAGCCAAGATGGTCAGCTGAAACTTGCCCTGGAGCAATGCCCGGTTGATGCACGGGGTCGGTCGCTGGTGGCCCTTGATGTTGCGGCGGTCACCGCCCACGGCGGCATCTGGCCATCAGGCGACACCGCCCCCCCCTGCGACGCAGACGCCAGCAGGGCCACCGATTGCTCAATTCCCCCCGAGGATGCCGATTCCTGGACCGACGATGAAGTCTGGTTCTACGGCCGTTACGGGCGCAAACCTGGGCCAGGCGAATTTGTAGGCGGCGGTTGGCGCAGCGGGCCATCTCCCGCCCCTCCTGCTGGACCCACGGGTGGCGGTGGTGGAGGCGGTGGCGGCGCCCCTACTCCGCTGCCACCGACTGGCCCTGTCGAGCCCCCTGGCATCCCGAGCTATCCCGGCACGCCCGTGGGTCCAGCAAAGCCGCCCGTGCCACCACAGCCGCCAGCCGACTTCACAAAATATACACTTCTCGCCGGCTTTGAAAGAGTAGAGGGAGTCACCGGAGTTACTGAAGTTGTAATTGTTCAACAAGATATAATGGTTAACCCCGGCCAGACTGCGCAAATAATTGATATAACGCCATACGAGGACGGTACGGGCATTTACAGCATTAACACACTGACGGTCGGAGTTTTCAACGCAGACGGAACCCAGGCCCGCCAGTTGACCTACGATAGAGGTTCAATGTTTGGCTCAAATACGGCGGTGTGGGTCTATAGGTGGATCACTCGGGAACTGGGCGGCGGATACGCCTGATGACCACGTTCCCTCCCTTGGTCCCTGCTGATGTTCTCATCACCCCCGGCGCAATCCCTGCGACGGTGGTTCAGGGCTATGACGGCAGCCCCGTCACCACCACGGCAGACACGATGGCCACCGGCGACGCGCTGACCCTGCCGTTCCAGAACCTCTCCGAGGCTGAGGCCAACGTAATTCGCAATCACGAGCGCGATCAGCAGGGCCGTCCATTTGCGTTTGATGCCATTACCCTGCCCCCAGCTCTGTCGCTGCCCGGCTATGCCTGGGTCTACGCGGGCGACCCTCAACAGGAGGACATCCGATCGGTTGCGGGCTCCGAGCTTTATTTTCTGACCTGCACTTTTCGGGCGGTGCGGGCGCGGGTGGCCCTGGTGCCGAGCGCCACATCCCGCATCGTGCTGCGAGCATCCCCCGCCAGGGCTCTGCCGGCTGGGCCGCCGGGGGGCACCTCTTCCATTCGATTGACACCTACGGCAGCCGGGGTCATGACGACACCCCCAGGTGATCGATCGTTCCTGCTGCTCCGTCCTACAGCGGCAAACGTTATCTCTACGCCACTTAACGATCCTTTGTACGGTTCCGTTATTCTACATCTGCCAATGACTGGCGAAAATAACAGTACAATATTTACCGATGTTAGCGAGACAGGATTAACTACAACCCCGCAAGGCAACGCAAAAATCAGCACAGCCCAAAGTAAGTGGGGGGGTGGGAGTGGCCACTTTGATGGCGATTCAAGCTGGCTTGCGGTCGCATTATCTAAAAGCATTGATACAAGTGATTATACAATTCGCTTTTGGTTTCAATCTATTAACGTTACAAATAATGGCCTGTTTGAATTTGCCACCACCAGCGGCACTCCTAGCGGATTGCGAGCCGGGCTTTTTGATCAAACTGCCAACGGGCAAAACAGTGTACAAATCCAAAGAAGCAGTGAAACCGTCGATGAATCACTCTCTTTAATTTCTGATAACACTTGGTACTTTTTCCAGCAAACCCGCACTAATGGAGCGGTTAGAACGTCAATTGGCTCAACAGCAGGCAACATTCTTTCATACGATCCTATAATAACCAGTCCAGGCAGAGACTGGACGGACAACTTTTCTCAGGGATTTATTGACATTGGCCTTTATGCTGGAGTGGGCGGCATTGTCTACGGAGTCGCCAGTTTCCATGGTTACATAAATGATTTTCAAGTAACCAAAGCCGCGCGGCCGCATGTCGTCCCAACTGGACCGCTGCCGATTTTTTAATTACTACACGGCGGTCAACGAAACCCCAGTCACAAGCCACAATCCCCCAGGCCGCAGGCTCCATCTGGGCGCCGACGCATAGCGCCACAGGGTCACCGGCGGCGGTGATGCACGGCCAACCCAGGCAGCAGCCGGGAGCCCCCAGCATGACAGCAGTCCCACCGTGCGCCAGTGCTCCTGGAGGTCATCAAACTGCGCGGGGGTCAACAGCGGCAATGGCAGCTCCAGAGTTTGGCCCCGGACGGCATTGCCCGTCCTGAACCGCCGATCAATTTCATAGGCGATGCTGAATCCCCCGAGGGTGTGCGGCCTGCCGATAAGGGACAGGGATGCAGGAAAATCCATTAAGAAGCCAGTGCAGAAATTTCTATGGTGTTATCTCCAACGGGAAATACGTTACCGCCTGAGAGATATGGTGCTCCAAAATTCATTATTAAAATCACGCGATCATCACTAGCGGCACCACCAAGCCGTAGATAAAATGCAACGTATTGGGCTGTATATGTAGCAGCTGGAAAGATTGGCCCATTAAATTTAATGATTGTTTTGTTTGCTGTGTCATCACGATTGATAGTCAGCGGGCACACGATGCCCCCAGCAGTGTAGCCAGCGGCTGACACCTCAAAAGCTGTCAGGCTTGACCTATAAGAATGCGCTACGTTTGGCGTGTAGCTTGCCGTCAGAAGCATCGCGTAAACCGTGGCAGTAGAAAGTATTAGCTGTTTATTGAAAATCGCCGTAAGGGTTGCGGTCGGGATTGTGTGCGCACCATCTCCCAGGAAAGCCGCGTCAAAGGTTGCGGCTTCAACCCTGAAAATTCCGCCTACGTGATTTTGCGGCGACCCAAAATTGTTGTATGCTAGTATATATTGCTCAGAAGGTATTGAACCTGTAGGGCGATAACAAATCAGCATACCCTGAGCGCCCGTAATGTTGGCGTCGCTCCACTGCGTCTGGGCGATGGTCGTTGTGACGATCGCGCCTGCCGTGGCAATGGTCACGGCGAGGGCTTTACCGCCTGCTGTGTAGCTGCCTACTGGGGTGATTTCGCCGCTGGTTACCGATGCCCTGGTGTCCATGGTGTCAGGGTCGAACACAAACCCAGGCCCCATCAATTGCCCGTACCATGTGCCAGTCAGCGGAGCTGCTGGGGTGGCGATGGAATTTAGGTAGGCATTGGCGTAGGTGAAAGATGGCACGCGAAATCAGGGCTAGGATCTTGACAGCAGCTTAATCCCGCTAGTCATGGCCCCATCGCCTACCGTCAGCCTCCCAGTTCCATTTTTTTCCCAGCTCGACCCGAGCGACGGGCCCGAGGGGTGGCGCCAATGCCAGACCAGCTCGATCGCCATGGCCCTGGCCTACCTGAAGGTGCCGGGGATTGTGGACGACACCGATTACCTGGCCATCGTGCGCAGTATCGGTGACACCACAGCGGCCGAGACTCACCGGCGAGCCCTGGCCTCCCTGAAGGCGCCGGCCACGTTCCGGCAAAACATGGGGGTCGATGACCTGAAGGCCTGCTTGCTGCGGCGCCAGCCCGTGGCGATCGGCATCCTGCACCGTGGCCCCGTCACCCGGCCCAGTGGAGGCGGGCATTTTGTCATCGTGACCGGGTATGACGCCAGAGGCTGGCTGGTTCATGATCCGTACGGCGAGCTTGATCTGGTCGCTGGAGGGTGGGCGCGGACGGGCAACGGCAGCGGCCGGGGCCAGCACTATTCGTTTCGCAACACCAACCCCAGGTGGTTGGTTGAGGGGCCCCGGTCGGGTTGGGGGTGGACGTTCCCGTGATCAGCCCTCCCGCCAGCCCCCCTCGTCCTGCACCATGCCGCCCCACCCAGGCCGCCCCGCGTCGGCATCCTCGTCTAGCCCCTCGATCGGTTCCAGCTGGGCCCATCGTGCCAGTTGCTGGGCCCGCCGCTGCTCAATCAAGGCGCGGATCTGGGCGGGTGATCGATCCTGGTGTAGAACCCCGTCAATGCAAACTTCCAGGCAGTAGCCGCCATTTTTTGCGTCTGTTCCTACTCTCGTTTCAAAATCCTGATCCGCCATGGGCTCAATCTCGAATAGTTGGATGGTGCCGACGCTCAGCCTAGAAACGCAGCTGAGCAGGGCCCTGGATCGGCGGACTGCTGCCCACCTATGCCGGGACGATTTGAGCATCGTGGTTGACGGCTTGATTGTGCAGGCCTATGGCCAGAACGCCCTGATCGATGCCCTGCTGGGCCGCGTGCGGTGCCTGGAAGTGGAGCTCGTCTTGGCCCGTGATGCTCGGCCGCTCCAGCCTCCGAGCGATGAACACCAGCAGTGGGCCAGGGAGGGGCTGCAGGAGTTGGGGTGATTGGTGGTCCCTCCGGAGTTAAACCGGTGACTGGATGGTGCCCTGCATTGCAGCCGGGTCCCCTGTGGTTCGGGGATCGATTTACCATCCAGTCCTATAGCCGTTTGCACGCAGGGACGGCCCACTTCTTAGCCCCTTCGGGAGCGCCAGGAACATGGTCACGGTATCACCGGCCCCACGCGATGCACGGCCCAGTAGGCGCCACGACCTGTAGGCGCTGTGGCGTCAATCAGGCCGTGCTGGACAAGTGCCGAAACGCGGCGACTAACGGTGGGCTGGCTGCAGTTCCATCGGGCCTGCAGTTCTGCCGTGGTAACCAGTGGCGTCAGTCCTGAGCGGATGCGTGGCCCCAGCCATTCGGCCAGCTCCAGGCAGTCGAGCAGGGTGTTTGCAGACACCCACGGGCGGCGGGCTAGGACGGTGCGCACCAAGTCAGGGGTCATGCCACCGGCCCCGCTGAGGCGAATAGGTCGGGTTGCTCACTGCCAATACAGGCGGGTGACAACCACAGTCGCTCGCGGCGACCGTTCAGGCCATTGGCGCTGTAGCCAGCCCCTCCACCAGCCTTGCCCTCGGTAACAGTCCAGCCATGGGCCAACAGGTCATCATGCTCGGCGTCGTAACCACACAGGATGATTCGCTGCTCACGCGGAGCGGTAATGCACCACTGGCGGACGGCCAGGGCCACATCGGTATCGACATGGGCGTAGAGATCACCTGATGTGGCGTAGGGCGGATCCAGGAAGATCGCTCGGCTGCCATCGCCACCGGCGCCGCTGCGGATAACCGATGGCTTCACCACCCGCTCCCACGATCCGCAGGTGATGCGGACCCGGCGGAGGCGATCAGCAAGTTGCCCCATGTAGCTCTCAAGCTGGCCCCTCCCCGCATCCCCCAGGTGCGGCAGCTCACGATTCACGCCCACCCCTGCATTCCCCAGGTGCGGCAGCTTGCGATTCACGCCCACCCCTGCATTCCCCAGGTGCGGCAGCTTGCGAAGATGGCCATCCACCACCCGCCACGGCCCAGGGCCAAACGGATCACCAATGCCGCAGGCAACCACATAGAGCCACCATCCGGCGGCATTGGCGTCATGGGCCTCCGGGTCGCCCTCAAGCCATGCCACCAGGTCAGGCGTGCGGCGCTGTTGCAGCCATGCCAAGCGGGCGTGGTAATCGATCTCGGCCACGGGCCCCCATGCGTGCCGGGCCACATCAGCAGGGCTTAGCTGAATGGCGCGCCAGGTGTTCACCAGCCAGCCGTCCGCATCGTTCAGGGTCTCAACCCGGCGGCCGGTGAATGCAGGCCGGGCCAGCAACACAGCAGCCGATCCGGCGAACGGCTCGACATAGCCAGCGGGATCGCCGAGGGCCTGCCAGATGCGGGCGGCGGCGCGGCGCTTGCCGCCAAAGTAAGGGAAGGGCGCGGCCAGGGTCACGCCCGCCCCCCAAACTGGCAGGCGATGGCGCGGCAACAGTCCGCCGTCACGGCAGCTACAGGCTTGCCTGCATCGATGCGGGCCCAGTCTCGTTGGTCGGCCAGGCTTTCAAATCCATGAGCTACGCGGGCCAGGAACGCCACCCCCTCCCCCTCAAGGCGATCAGCCAGTTGCTCCCGTCGCCGCCAGCATGAATCGATCAGGGACACATCCAGCCAGAGGGTGAGATCGACCTGTAGACCGCCTGTGGTCAGGGTTTCCAGCGTGTCAAGCAGGGCCACAGGCCAGCCCCTGCCATAGCCCTGATAGGCGGCGGTCGATCCGGTGAAGCGATCGCATAGCACCCAATCCCCCCGCTCCAACGCCGGCCGGAGGACGGTTTCGACATGCTGGGCACGGTCGGCCGCATACAGCAGCAGCTCTGCACGGGGCACCGGGGCGGTTCCGTCGGAAGGGTGCAGCAGCAGCTCCCGCAGGGCCTGGCCCAGGGCCGTGCCGCCAGGCTCACGGCTCACAACCACGCGGGCGCCAGAGGGCAGCAGGCCGCTGCCAGGCAGCCATTGGCACAGGGCCTCCAGCTGGGTGGTCTTGCCGCAGCCGTCGATGCCCTCCAGGGCGATGAAGCGGCCACGGGCTGGGGTTGGGTTGGGCTTATCCACGTGACCCCTTGACGGTTTGATCCCCGTTGTAGCGGCCAGTCTCTGCGTAGCTCGCCAGTGGCGTTGAATCCATCTTCATAAACTTCATCTGCCCGATCTTGAGCCCTGGGTAGATGCCAATCCAGTGAAACCGGCGCACGTTCTTTAGCTCAAGGGTCAGGCGGGAACCGTTCCAACCAGGATCGCACCATCCAGCGAGCAGATGCTGCAACCCCTCGCGGGCGCGGGATGACTTCAGCACGAACTGCGCTGCAATGCAGTTGGGCAGGTTAAAAATGGGCTCAGCCTCGGCGAGCAGGAATTGCCCTGGCACCACCTGATAGGGATTTGCGGGGGTGTAGTTGGCAATGCAGCAGGGCACAAGATCCGGTCCTTCACTGGATTCGATCAGGATGTTTGAACCCAGGCGAAGATCCAGGCTGGCGGGATTCAGCAGTTCGGGATCAAAGGGTGTGACCATGCCCGATTCGCAAAGAGCGCGGATTTGAAAGTCAGCAAGGATAGTCATGCAAGTGGAGAGTCAGGGGTGAGGGTGAATGGGGATGGAATGATCACGGGTCCAGCTCGTCAGCGATGCGGAATAGCCGATCCGGCGCGAGGGGTTCGCGCGACTTGAGCAGCGCCAGGGCCCTGAAGCCCTGGGCGACGGCCTCGTTCAGGGTTGGGCTGTCTCTGAAGGCGGCCAGGATTGCCAGGGTGTCGGGGCTCTTGGGGGTGCTCACGCCGCCACCTCCCCAGCATGAAGCGCTGGCACCATCTCGCCTTCATAGCCGCAATGTGGGCACTCACTCACCGGCTCCGGCACAGCCACCTCCCCGGCCTCCACCCCAACGCCAAACACCGCTCTGGTCTGCGAATCCCAGGGCCCCACCGCCGCTCGTTTGAGCACGCCCACGACCGTATCGATGGCGCCATGCCAGGCCTGACCCTCTGCCCCGGTGTAGCCACCTAAAAAATCGTGGCAGCCCTGGGCCAGGCGAATGGCGTCTAGGTATGTGGGGCGGGCCGCATCCCCCAGCTCCGGCGCTGGCGGGGTGGCTGGGTTTTCCCCAGGCGCTGGAGCTCCCTGCAGCGGGTTGCCCCACAGCTCCAACACACGGCGCATCGCGGGCACCGGGTCGCCGTTGAACTGCTCCGCCAGGTTGTAGAGATCCTCATCAGTTGGCCCCTTCCTTCCCGGCTCAGCCTTCAGTGCGGCATGGCGATCGGCCTTGATCGCCAGGGCCTGGGCCCAAGCCAGTTGCTCCGCAGAGTCCAGCGACTCCCACTGGTTATATTGGTCGGCCTGTTGATTCCATCGCTGGCGTAGATCGTCCTCTGATAGCGGGCCTGGGGGGATGTCGTCAGATGTCAGGGCGGCGGGCGTGGCCATGGTTTTGGGTTGATGGGTGATCTTGATCCAGTCGGGCATTGTCATCGGTTGATCTCCTCGCGGAGCAACACAGAGCAGCCATGCTGCCCACAGGTGTCGAGCCAGGCGGCTATCCCATGGATCGCGGCGCGTGTGCGAGCTTCGTCAACTCTCCCGTCTGGCAGTAACGGGAGTTCATTGCCGACGACCTCCACCAGCGCAGTAGGCGGGGGTGTTGGGGCGACTGCTGCCGGCCCTCGGCAAAGGCCAGCAGGGCGGCCGTGCGCCAAGTGGGCACGCAGTCGTTCAGGTACTCATCAATCGCAGCCCGCTTCCATCGCTGCATCAGCTCGTCGCTCGGAATCTCAGCCGGGGCTGGAGCCGCTGCAGCACCATCCAAGTGCTCAGCTATCAACACCGGCAGGTCAGCCAGGTCATCGGGCAAGCGGGGTGGGGCCGGGCCAGGGTCGCGGTCGCCATAGATCAGCCGCCCACCAGGGGGTTGGGGTTTGATCGGCGGCTTGCTGCCTGGCGAGGGAGGATTGGAGCCACGGCGGCGAGCGATCAGATAGTCGTCAAAATCCCTGGGTGGCGGGTTCGGTGTGCCCCCGTGGGAGCAGGGCTGGTAGCCGCCATTGCGTCTCCAAACCTCCCATTTAGCCAGGGGCATTGTCTGGCAATTGACACTGATCGTGTCTCCCTCGGGCTGCAGAAGCCCCTTGATCCAGGTAAAGAGTTTCATCAGAAAGGCACCTCTTCGTCAGAATCCGGGACGCCGTAGCCAGAGGCCGAATACCCACTTCCCCCGGCTCCACCCTCGGCGTCCCGCTTACTGCCCAGCAGCTCCAACCGATCCACATTGATAACCGGTTTGCTGCGCTCCTCGCCGGTGGTGCGGTCGGTCCAGCGGTAGAGCTTGAATGATCCGGTGATCCCCAGCAGTGAGCCCTTGCGCACGTAGTCGGCTGCGACCTGGGCCTGTTTGCCCCATATCTCCAGGGGGAACCAATCGGGCTGATCGTCCCGGCTGCGGCGGTTCACCGCCAGGGTGAATTTGGCGTTGACCTTGCCCGATTCAAAATACTTGACCTCAGGGTCGCGGCCGGCGCGGCCGACCAGCGTCACCCGGTTGGTGCCGGGCAAATTCACGGGGGCAGACACTACATCAAATTTTTCGACCTGGAACTCCAGGGGCTGCCCTTTTTCAATCCTTAACCGCCCCGACAAGACCGAGTAGCTGTTGGCTCGGATGTTGGCGGCGGCACTGGCGGCAGCATCGCCCCAGACGGTGGCGGTTAGGACCATCGGGGGATCCTCGTGCTTGTAAGCAGCCACCTGCACGGTGAAGGCAGCTGCTTGGGTATCTCCAGACGGGCTGAGCGTAGGCGGGGCCTCGATGTAGGCCAGCAGGGTGATCAATTGCATAAGGGGGGTTCGATGGGATGGGGCGGTGATCAATCCAGGCCAGGAATTGGGGCCTCGGCGGCAGGTGCGGCGGCAGGACCCGACCGGCGGACCGGGGCAGGTGCGGCGGCAGGACCCGACCGGCGGACCGGGGCAGGCGCGGGTGCTGGCTGGGGGTCGGCGGCCACGGTGGTTCGACCCTGGGGCAGCCGCTGAGCCGTGCCAGGTTCGGTGGCCGGGGCAGGCTGTTCCAGGCCGCTGGAGGGCTCCAGCGTCAGGGAGCTGGGCCCTAAATTCGGGGGGCTGGCCTCCAAATTCGGGGAGCTGGGGGTGGCTTCGGAATTTGGGCCCTGGGGCTCCGGCCCTGGGGCAGGCTCTGGTTCAGGGGCGGGGGCCTCAACTTCGGCCACATCCTCGGCGCGGTGCGTCAGAGGTGCGGGGACTGCAGGCAAGGCCGGCGCCAAAGCCTCAGTAACGACCACAGCTTCAACATCAATGGCCTCCTCTTGTGTGCCAAGGCCCAGGGAAATCTCAGGGCAGAACACCCGCACCCACCACGATGCAGCGCGAAACCGCAACATTTGGCCAGTCATAGTGGGCCACTTGCTGGTTTCCGCGCCTTTTGAGTCTTTGCGACTCCACCAACCCTGAGCTTTCGCCATGGCGATGGTGATTTTTTCACCTCTCAAGATTTCGCCAGAGGCAATGTCCTTGGCTTCGCAATAGCAGGAAGTAGGCTCATCTTCATTATCGAAGATATAACGCAAGGGCGAAAACCTGCCGCAGGCGTTTACCGTGCCAATCAAGAACTGGCTACTCCATGATGGTCGGCCATAAATGGGGACCATGTTCTGCATGACCACCATTGGGGAAATTTTCATCCTGCTTGAAAGCTCCAATGCAATCAGGCAATTGGCCAGGCCTTCCTGTCCCTGGTATATTTTTGGTACTAAAGTAGAAGATGCCAAAGACTTGGCCATTCTTTGGGCCATCTCAAAACCATCCAGGGAAAATACCCTTAAGTCGTCGCGGTCGTCGTGTGTTGCAAGTGCTGAGGAAGTCATCAGAAAAGCTCAATAGAATCGGGATCAATGGTCAATGGTGCAACGCTGGCGCGTTCGGGCTTGAATGCTTGCCGCCCATGACTAGGCCAAACACCAGCGGCCTGGCATTCAGCAATACGGCGGAAGGCTTCCTCGCGTTTTTCAAGACCTAGGGCGATGTCGTCGTGATCGAGAATTAGCAAGGTGCAATCGTGCGGGGGTTCCCACTCGAAAGCAATGATGCCAATCTCTTCGGGTGGGCGACCGTATTTATCCTTAAAGCCGAGATCAAGGTGTGACATTTGTAAGTCATATCCAAGATCCATAGCCTGCCAATAGAATTTTTTTTGCCTGGCAGATCGAGTTTTTTTGACATCATAAAGACAGCCGTCAATCGTTATGATGTCAGGCAGCATCCGACAAGGGCGGCCAGCCTCATCGTTCCAGAAGTGTGGAACTTGGCTGGCTACTTTGGTCAGTTTGTCTAGGACCGGGCCGATGTCAGGATCAGCTTTGAGAACCTTGACAATTGCCTCGGCATTTGCGAGCCATGCTGAGCTGATAATCGTTAGCCCTTTTTCTGCGGCTTCGGCACAATTAGCCTTCCCTTCTTTGGCGCGCTTGTCTACATTTTGGTAGACAGCAAACATCTCGTCAATACGAAATGGAGGGGTGAGTAGGCAATCAACTAGGCTGCCTTTATTCATGTCATCAGATGGCACAAACGGCGCGGCACCAGGGCCAAACCGGTGATTGAACACCGCCATAGTTTCCGTTGCGGCGCATTTGAGCGCCGTTGGAGACCATGCCGGGTGGCGGTGGTAGTCGGCGATTTTCATCGCACCACCGTCGGAGCCACAGCACTTCCCAGCGTGCACCGTGCGCGGCCCTGCTCAACCCCTACCGTGTAGGCCAGGGTGGAGGCAATCAGGGCGATTACCCCCATCAAAATGCAGTTTTCAAATCCAGCACCTTGGCGGCGGGCGCGGCGCTGACCAGCTGGAAGCTGCCGGTCGGCGATGTTGCCCAGGCTTAGAGCCGCAACCCGTAGCGCAGCAATCCGCTGGGGCTTGGCCATGGCCTTCCAGGATGCACGCAGGCGCCCTAGGTAGTGCACCGTCGCGTCAAGGCGCTTGATGTCCAAAAATTCAGCTAGTGACACACGATCAGACGGTGATCGATTCATGGCGTTGGAGGATTGGAGAGAATTGGGTTGAGCCCGGCACCGAGGCGGATCAGGTGATGCACGGTTCTGGAATCGCTGGCCCCGCCATTGGCAGCGGCTACGGCATCCATAGCAGAAACCGAATCACGAAACCCAAGGGATTGGGCACCCCTAAAAATCAGGGAGCGAAAGGCACCTGCCTGGGTGTCGCCGGTTTGCTCCTGCAACTGCTTGAGCCGCTGGTGGGCATCCGCAGAGATATGCGCGTACACCGTCACGCTGTTGCCGGTTGCGTCGTAGATCGCACCGCTGACCCGCGTGCCGGGGCCGGGGCGGCGCTTTGGGGTAGGCTTGGTCATGGCTGCTGCGCCGCCTGCTGGGGCTGCTCGAACAGCAGAGGCTGGGGCGGCGGGGCCATGGTCTGGGGGGGGCGAAGTGCCGCAGAAAGCCAGGCAACACAGAAGACGCCGGCAAGGAAAATTCCCCCGGTGAATGGAAGGGTCATGGCTGGGACCTTCCCTGCAGCGTGACAGCGCCACCCTTGCCGGCCAGCAGGTCATGGGCGCCAGAAATCAAGGCCTCAAGTGCCCTGCTATCGCGCCACAGGTCTCGTGTTTCAAGCCGTTGAGGGTCCTCAACTGGCAGGGCCATTCGGGCAGTGAAAGCCGATTGCAGTTCGTCGGCCACTACGGTCTGGGCATCGATTGCCCGCTGCAGTAGCTCGCGGTGCCGAGGGTCGGTGATCATCGATTCATTGGTGGAGGGGTGAGTGAGCGCGGTTTGCGCCCGTCTCCAGAACATACCATGATCTGCCGTGATCTGCCGTGATCTGCCGTGAATTGGCATGGGGGCAGGCAACGCTGCCCGGCAAAGGTGACAATCTGTGAAGCGTCACAGCGTTGGGCAGCCGTGGCGTTATCTAGGCGTTACATTCTGATCACCGGAGCAGAGACCCCCCCGGATCCAATCGCACCCCGCAACATGGACTACGAACTGCCTCACGCATACGCTTCCAACGCAGCAGAGGAACTGGAGGCACTGCAGGCCACCGACTTCTGGCTGGAGTTACCGGCCGATGCGCAGATTGCACTCTCCAAAGCGCACGGCATCCTGATCGGACTGACCGGCGCCATGGAGGCCGCTGATCTGGTCTGATCATCACCGCGCCGGGCTTCCCCGGCGCCGCCCCCCCCAAATCCAGATCGCCAGCCGGCTACAGGCGTTAAACCGAGCCGAACCGCCCCCAGTAGTCCGGGGGCAATCAACCACCCCCCCCAATCCCATGACCAAATCTCGAACCCTTCACCCCACTGCAGCGGCGGCACGCATCGCCCCTCTGCTGATGACCCTGGCCGGCATGGCCATTGCGGCCGGGGGCATCTGGCTCTGGCGCCATCGCCAGCAGATTGCCGCGGCACTGGTCGCAGCGGTGGCCACCACCTACTCAGCCGGGGCCTGGGGCCGGCAGCACGTCGAGGCCTTAGCCACCGACGCAGCCCGGCGGCTCCCCGCTCAACCGATTGCGGCCCTGGCCCCGATCACCGCCATCCTGGCAGCGGCCTGGGGGCTGGTGGATCGCGCCACCATGGCCCGAGGGCATCGGGCGCAACGAACTCAGCTGGCGAACATTGATGACCCTGTTTCAGTGATTATAAAGGCCATTGACGCAAACAATGCTTATCTAAAACGGAGGCCAAATATAATAACATTGTCAAAGCAAGATTTTGGAATTGACAATGACAATATAAAATACCAGTCATGGCTTAGGTGGCTCCGCGACCACAATTGGACGGTGGTCCCGGCTGATGCCTGACCCCGGCGCCGCAGCCCAACGCCAGCGCCTATACCGCCAGCGCAAGCGGGGCCTGGTACCAGGCGGCCGGCGGATCCCGTGCGAGTGCTGCTCCCGGCGCCACACTGGCAAACATGGGCAGCTGTGTTCTCGATGCTGGGAGCGGTTGACGCCGGAGGGGCAAATAGCAGTTGCCGAGCGCGTATTCCTCCACCGCCAGGCCAAAGCTAAACGCGACAATTTGTAAACCGTCACACTTGGCTGCAGTTGAGGCGTTATCTAGGCGTTACATTACGGAGACAGGCAAGGGGGAACCCCGAGCCGCCACCCAACCTCCAGCCATGACCGCCGCCACCCTGACCGCCGAACTTCCCACCGTCACGATTGAAGGCATTATCTACCAAATCATCAAAGAAAAAGATTTTACCGTTACCCCCGAAATGGTGGGCTGGTGCGAAACGCTTACCATTCGGCAATGGCTCACCTTGAAGCGCCCTCGCGGCAAACTGTTCTATAACGCTGTTCGCTACGAATCCGGCGAATACAGCTCCGTTGCTTGACCCCAGCCCGCCGGGAGCTTATCTCGGCAACAATCTACCATTGCCAACCTACGGTTATGACTGCCACCACTGCCCAGCCCATTTATTGCGTCGAAGAGCAACAAGCCATTTGGCTTTTTGCTAACAAAAAAGACGCTCAATCTTTTGACAACAAAAGAGCCGAAGATCACCGCTGGTCGAGAGTTTCCATATTTCGGGGCAGGCCATTCAACTCAACCGATGCCAACCGGCCCACAGAGCCAGGGCCTGGCCAAGATGGCTGCAAAAGAATCATGCGGCATTGCCACGAGTGGTGGCGTTCGCGTAATGCATGGTGGGAGGCAGATTCTTGCCCCCCAGCCCGCCGGGGCAATGCCTGACCCCAGCTTGACCACACCGCCCCCATCCGGGGGCTTTTTTATGGCAAGCATCAAATTCAGTCATCCGGAATTTCCGGACAACTGAACTGCTAGGCCTTTAGCTCGCCCGCTCCAACCAGTCCTCGTCAGGCGGGAAGACCTCATCGAGCGACGGCCAGGGACGCGTGAAATACTCCGGCACCAGAGGCCGTGGCTGCGGCGCGCAACCCAGCAGCCGTGCCTGCAGCTGGACACGCTGCTTCGAGGTCAGCAGGTGGTGGACCGGATCGAGCACCACGGCATCAGGCCCTGCCAGCCAATCAGGCCACCGGCCGCAGCCGTACTCCCACCGGGCACCACCAGGGGCCAGTGCCACAGCCAGGCGGTGGAGCACCCCCATCTGCCACCAGAACGCAAACCGCCAGCCGTTGCTAGCCCAAACCTGCTGCCGGTCGAGGGGCTCGTCAGCTCGAACCTCCCAGGCCTCAACCGGCACGGCGCCAGACACCACGGCAACTAAGGCCGCTGCGACTGCATCCCCGCTGGGGGGTGGTGGGCCTTGCGGGGTGGGATCTGGCGGATCTGGCGGGAGCCTAGAAGCGGCCGGCTTGCGAGGGCGGCCGGGGCGTTTGGGGTTAGGGACTAGGCTCAATCCTCAAAGGAAAAATGAAAAGTCAGTCCATAAGGCAACCGGGTCAATGTCACTGCCATCTGGCACGTCCTGTGGGCACCACAAGGCGGCGCCTACTGGCAGCCGTCCGTCTAGCTGCTGCCAGCGGCGAACTGACCATTGCGTAAAGTCTTCGGCCAGGTAAGGCGGTGAGTTGCTGGGATCGGATTGCATGGCCAACGCTTTGGCCTTGCCCCTGGTTTCCGTAAACACATAGCCGACGTACTCATCCCCAAAGGGGCGAGCCTGGAAGCAAAGCGCGGGGGTGGTCATGGTTCAATCCTCAGCTCGCATTCTTCAAAAACAACCCCAGGCGGCTCGACCACCCCATCAGCTGGGTCTGGGCTAACGCGGCGCAGGCAATCGGCGCAGCCATAGGCCCAGTCAAATTGCCCGTCCTCCTGGATGCCGGCACCGGGGCAGCCGAGCACCTCCCAGCCGTGGGCCTTGACGCGGGCGGGGAGTCGGCTTTCGGTCCTGCGATGGAACCGAAGCCGGCCTGCTTTGCGCATGGCCTGCATCCTGCCCTTGATTCGGTGCGATTGCCCCCCAGCGGCGGCCACCAGAACGGGGCTGTTTTCTGGATGCCCGTCCTGATCGCGCAGATCGCGCCAAATCAGCCAGTCCAGCTCATCGTTTGAAACGGGATCAGGCATGGTGCCTCTTTGGTTCACTGGCGCCTTCACGCTCAAAATAAAACATCCCATCCCATTCTGCGTGCACAATTGAACCCATATTCATTGCTACCCGCATTTTTGTTTTGCTCTTAAATAGGTAATCAAGTTTTTCGTTTAGCATTTTGCGAAGCTGCCTTCTGTAACCCTCCAAATCAGTATGACACTTATAGTTGTTGCAGTCCTTACAGCTTGGGTTTAGGTTTTCTAAATCGTTTGTACCTCCAAATACTTGAGGCGTAATATGGTCAACATTCCAGCCCTTTACCAAATCAACCCCGCAATAAGCACACTTACCACCATATTTTTTAAGCACTATTAAGCGAGTTTTAGCCCTAGATAACTTAGGCGCAGCAGTCAATGACACAGGGTCAGCCATCGGGCCCCCTTAGCTCACGGGCAATAGCAATCGCGGCGGCCTCTTTTCCTGGGTCAATTGGTGGCCACATTCGCAAGTCTTGCGTGCGCTCCAGGGCTCTCCATCCATCTTGGATGGACGGCTCGGCGTCGGGCTGGTGGCAGCCAACCCCATCATGCAGGTCGGCAGTGGTGCTGCTGCCACCGTGCCGCTCACGCAGCCAGTTGGCAATTTCGTGGGCGACGGCGGCAGAGTCACGACGGCAGTCGCGGCAGATCGCAAAACATGAACCGTCGGGGTTGCCGGTGGTGCGACATACCGCCAGTGCCAGGCGATCCGAGAGGGTCGGGCCAGGCATCACCACGCCTCCCCGGGCGTCGCCGGATGGGGTGAGCACAAATAAGACCAACCCCACCAGCCGCAGGGGTAATACCAGGGTGCTCGACCGCCAATCTGCCCCTGGACAATTATGCAACTGCGGTGATCCTGGCGCAGATCGCTGTTCACCCAGCAGAAGCGACCAATCCGCCCGTGGTTGGAATTGATTCTGATAAAAGAATCAGCCATTGGCCCCCTCCAGTTCGGTGGCGATGGCGAGCAAATGTTCCTCGGCCGTAGCGCGACCGTTTCGCCACGGCCAGTAAACATCGCCCGTTACATGGGGCGGGACCTCCCCTGCAGCAATTTGCGCTGCAGCGGCGCGAAATGCAGCGGCCAAACAACTTGGATCGCCCAGCATTCGGGCGCCATTCTCACTGCTCAGCCAAGCATCCAGCACCGCTTGCGGGTCGTGGCTTAAGGGTTTGGGGGTGGTCATGGTTCTTCTTCAATAACAGTTTGATCAAGTTCTGAATAGTCAAACATCCAGCGAAACGTAACAGAATCAAGCAAAACTCTAGTACCAGCGGCACGATTAAAGGCCATGTTTACGGTATCCGTTTCGTCAATTTCCCGATTAGTAAGTAAGCGACGCCTAGGATCTTCAAGCTTGAGACTGTTAGCTTCCTGTATGGCAATTTTGGCTCGCTGAGCGGCGCAAATTGCAACATTTAGCCATGCCGCTTGATTCATAGCGATTTTTGGGGCCAGCGCCTTGCGGGCCTGGTGGATGGCCTGATCCCAGTCGCTGGTCCACTGCGGATCGGTCCCAATTTCAAACCCCGTTGGCGCCTGTTCGTCCAGCTCAATCAACCGGGCCAGGGCCTCGCGAATGGTGGGAGTTGTCATTCAGATTCCTTCTCATTGGTGGATCGTTGCTCAAGCTGCCGGGCCCATCGCCACGGATTGCGGCCGGCCTCTACGCCAGCGTTAAACATGTCGCACAGCATTGAATACATCTCGATTCTGTCTGTAATTGTAAAATCAATTTCATCAAGATTGCGATCTTCCATCATGCGATCAAACCAAGGTTCAAAAGCAGCAAAGTCGCGACACCAGTCATCAGCAGGATCACCCTTTCCCCATGGGGAGACCGGCCAACATGCAGTTTGATCGGGCCAGGATTCACGCCAGCCACAACGGCCAGGGCGGAAACTGGTGTTGAACTGACCGGCGCGAGTAAAAATGCCACCCATGGCGCTGTTGTCCCACCAGAAACGACCAATCTGGCCGCCGTCGGAGTCGATGTGGAAGGTCATGGCCTCCCCCGGCTAACCGCCACACCATCAGAGATGGGAACAGGATGGGCCCGCATCCAACCTTCTGCGATCTGGGCAATCTCAGAACCTGGCAGCGGGCGCCACCCTGCGGGCTTCCATCCTGTTCTGGCCGACCAGCGGCCGTGCCGCTCTTTGACGCTGCTGTTGCGGGTCAGGGTGGCCTTGATGTTCCAAGCGCCAATCCCTGGGGGGGCCATCATCGTCAGTTTCCAGACGAGGCCGTCGTTCTGGATGTGGTAGTTTTTACAGATAAAGTAAGTCATCTTCAGTGCCAGTCAAGAATGGGCAATCTGGGCATGGAGTGGTTTTGGTGTAGTTTACTGGGAAGGGGAATTGAGTAAAAGAAAAAAGGGACTTACAGGTCAGCGCTTGTTACCGCCCACCTCCAGTGTTGAATGGCACCAGCGGTAAACCTCGATGGGTCCCGTGTCAGGCGAGAGGCCGTTGTTTGCTACGCCAGGGCCGGGCAGTAGACGGCATCGCCAGGGAGCGCTTAGCCGGGCCATGAACTGCCCGCCATGCCCCGTGGGCTAAAGGGTGGGGAAAAAAATCATCGCCTTCTGGTTACGGTTGAAATAGTGCCATAGCCATCGCCATCGCCATAGCCATAGCCATAGCCATCGCCATCGCCATTGCCATTGCCATAGCCAGTGCCATAGCCATCGCCATCGCCATTGCCATAGCCATCGCCATAGCCATCGCCATAGCCATTGCCATAGCCATCGCCATTGCCATTGCCATAGCCATCGCCATCGCCATAGCCATAGCCATTGCCATAGCCATAGCCATCGCCATCGCCATTGCCATTGCTATAGCCATTGCCATAGCCATAGCCAACTGGCCTAGCAACCGGACTTAAGGCAATCACAGCCCCCACCCTTGAGGAACGGGTATCTTGAACAGCACAGATCCAGCTGGCACAATTACGGGATAAGGGATGGATACAATTGTGGCTTTGCTTGATTTTGGATCGGCAAGAACTCCTTCAAAGCCAATACTTTCGTATCGGCGCACATTTACAGCATTGGCCAATGTGTAGCCTTCATCAGACAAAGACCAGTCGCCGGCATAAATAAAACCGCGATCAATGACAAAAACAGCTCTGTTGCCTGCGGGCAATGCAGCAGGGCTGGCGGCTTGTTCAGGAACGTACCTGACACCATCGACTTCAATAGCTGAATAAGGGACGTCACTCATGAAGAGATACCAAAAGAGGATGGTTGGTCGCCAAGGCATGGTGCGGCGGCCATGGGTGAACCATAGCATAGGGTGAACCTCTCCGGCTACACTGGTTGAGATTCCCCTGCCCCTAGCAATGCCGTCGAAGCGAAACCCGATCTCAATCCGACCTACCCCGCAACAAATGCTTTGGCTGCGGGCTGAGGCCGATAGCAGGGGCCTAGCGGTCAATGCCCTGGTTGTTATGGCCATTGAGCGAGCCAGGCGGGCCAGTCTGGCAGCCACGGCGCGGGAAACCGCCAAAGCCCGGCGCGAGGCCGAATGAGCGAGAAACAAAAATTGCTTCCTAGCGGCCGGCGCAACCCCTGCCCTATCTGCGGCAGAACGAAGGACGGCGACTGCCGCATTTCGTCCGATGGCCTTGAGGTGATCTGCCATCACCCCAAAGACCACCGCCCCGGTGAGGTGGTCATTGGTGCAGATGAGGGGGCTTGGGCATTCACCGGCAATACCCGCGACGGCAGGGCAGGCCATTTCACCCTCGACAAACCCCGCGACGGGGCCCAGCGCCTTCCTCGGCGATCGATCCAACGGCGACCAGCCGAGCCAGCGCGGACACAGCCGGCGCCATTACCTGATCGACCGCCAACCCTGGCCAGGATGCCCGCCAGGGAGCCTGCTGGCAGCCCATACCGCTATGGGCCCACCCAGTTGGTTAAACGGGTGGCGCTTCCTGACGGTGACAAGGCTTTCTACGTATTTCATCTGCAGGATGGTAAATGGGAAAGGGGGTCCGGTCCTGACCCTTGGCCCGTTTTCAACCTGGCCGACACCATCGGCGCCGATGGGTGGATTCTTGAGCCCGAGGGCGAAAAATGCGCAGAACTCTGCGCGGCAGGGGGCGTGGTCAGCGTCTCCCAACCAGGCCACGCCCACACCATTGAGCAGATCGTGCCTCGCTACCAAGCGCTCAAGGCTGGTGGCTGCCCAGGGCTGATCTACCTCCAGGACCATGACGGGCCGGATCGGCCGGGGCACCAGCAGGAGGGGCGACGGCGCGCCGAGAACGCAGCCGAGGCCGCAGCGCAGGCAGGGCTGCCGATGCTGGTGATTCCGGCGATCGACCTATGGCCCGGTATCCCAGACGGTGGATCCATTGACGACGCCCCAGATGGGCCCGAGAGCGCGATCCTCGACATCGCAGAGGCAGCGGTGGAGGCCTACTGGACGCTGGTTGAGGTTCAGCAACAGGAGCAGGAGCCAGGGCCCCAGCGCTCCCAGCCCCCACGCGACCAGCAGATTCAATCCCTCCTGGACACCCTCCTCGATCTCAAACTTGAGCCGGTCGACCAATGGGCCCAGGAGCAGGCGATTCGAGCTGAGCTGTTCGCCCTGGGGGTCAGGGGCGATGCCATAGACGATCGGATGATGGTGGCCCTGGCCACAAGGTGGGGCCTTCCCCTTCAGCAGGGCCACAGCGGGCAACGCCGGGGGCGATCAATCACCGACTCCCTCGACTCACCTGCCGAGGATTTACTGCCAGGCTTTTTGTTGTGGCGCCGGGATCACGTTGTCTTCGGTGCAGGAGGCGCCGGCAAGACCATGGCCGCAGCTGCAATGGCCGCAGCCGTCATCAAAGGCTTGCCGTTTCTCGATCAGGAGATTCCCGTTGATCCCATCCGCCGCGGCAAGGTCCTATGGATCGGCACCGACGCCGGTGAGGGGGCCAGGGCCATGGTGCTCGAATACCTCGAAGACCTTGGGGTGGCCGACGATCCCGAGATTATCGCAAATCTATCGATCTGGGCCGCCGAGGCTGGCGATCAAATGCCGCCCTGGTGCTGTTCTCCAAGGGGCTTGCTTGAGCTGCGCGACGAATTGGCAGAAGGCGGCCATTCGCTGGTGATCATTGACAGCCTCAAGGCGGTTTTGGAATTGGCCGGCATCAATTTCGGAATCGGCCCGGTTGGCACGTTGATGAGGTTCATGCAAGCCCTGGTTGGCCGGCATTGCTCCCTGGTGTGGCTGCACCACCCTGCAGGCGGCAAGGCCTCTGGTAAAGGCGTCCAAGCCGCCGCAGGCTCCCAGAACATCAACCAGATCCCCAGCGGTGTCCACCAGATCACCAGGCACACCGGCGAACGGGGCACCTGCAACGAATGGTCGGTGCTCAAGTTGCGTGGCAGCCAATCCCGCGATTTCAAGTACCGCCTTGGGCCCGAGGGGTTTGAGGTGAGCGACGGAGAGATCACCGGGAACGCTCGCTGCGCCCTCCTGGATCGCCTGGAGCTGCGCGAGGCCAGCGGTAGGCCCACCGACACCCGGATGTTGCTTGATGACCTCCAGGGGGTCTCTGAGGCGACTGTGCGCAACAACCTGACCTGGCTGCGAAAGCAAGGCTTGATCAAAAAAGCGGGGAAGGCCTGGAAGCTGACAACCGTTGGCCGCAATGCTCCTCGATATGCCTTGTAAGGATTCTGTAATGACCCAAATCTCAACTTCTTACCTCCCCCCCCCATACTGTTTTTTCTTTTTAGAGGGATTTCGGGAAAAAATCCGCGAGATCGTTTGCAATGGAAAGGGTTTCAGGATTGCCAAATCGGGAATTTTGCGGGAATTTTGCGGGAATTTCTCAAGGGGCAGGATTTCGGAAAATCCCGATCCCCAAAGAAAATCCCGCAAAATTCCCGATGTTTTGAACCTCTAAACCATTGCTATGACTGCGATTTGCCGGATTTTATCCCGATCCCTGTCTTTTTATTAGGGGGGGGGGGGGTGATTTCAAAAAGCTCGACCTCTCTTGACCCCCTTGCCCACCTTTCCAGTGCCAACAAATTTATCAGCCATGACCCAGCCAGCACCCAAGCGTCAATGGAAGCGATGGACGCCGGAAGACCTCGAACTTTTGGCGGACCTTGCCGGTGAGATCCCGTGGCACATGGTTGTTGAGCAGTTCAACCAAGCCCGGCCCCCTCGAACTCCCAAGGCCTTGACAAGGCAAGCAGAGGCTATGGGTCTGTCAATCAAGCCACAAGGGGAATTTATTACAACATCTGCCATTGGAGTTCTTACGGGATATAACAACAAAAAAATACTTAACTGGATTCTATCACGAAAGCTAAAAGCAGTTTATCGCTATAAATCAAAAAACAATCATTGGTGTATATCTCGCAAAGCGTTATGGGAATTTGCTATAAAGCATCCCCACCAGTTTGGGGGTATTGGCCATTCAGAGCTGACCCAGTTATTTGACTCGGAAACACGGGCCTCCAATATTGTTGCCATGAATCTCCCGCGATTGAAGCATACTGTTGAGGTCGAATGTATTGAAACAGGCCAACGCTATAAATCAATAAAAGAGGCATCTGTTGCTGCATTTGTCAACAAGTCTGGTATCTCAGCTTCAATTAACAATGGCTGGGCTGCCAATGGTTTGCACTACCGGCGCGTGCTTGAACCACCAAACCGGGATTTGAGGTAGGGTTGGGGTATGGCAAACCGACCAAAACGTAAAGGGGATAAAGGAGAGCTGGAAGCTGCTGCAATCCTCACCGAAGCCCTGGGGGTGTCTGTTCGCCGCAAGTTAGGGGCAGGCAGAGCAGACGACACCGGCGACCTGGACGGCGTCCCAGGCCATGTTGTGCAGGTTGCCAACTGGGCCGACACCGCAGCCGCCGCTAGGGTCAAGCCCCCAGCAGCAGAGCAGCAGCGGATTAACGCTCAGGTAGACCACGCTGCCAGCCTGATTCGATTCAAGGGCGGCACATGGCGCGTAGTGCTGACCCTGGAGCAATGGGCGCGCTATCTCCAGGCCATGAGGTTGACGGGGGGATAGATGGGCACCAACGAGTTCATCAGAGTAAAAGTCGAAGGCATCAGCCAGTTAGAAAAGATGCGGGCCTTCCTTGACCCAAAACTGTTTCAGAAAGCAACACGGGCAGGGATCTTGGCTGCTGCCACTTCCGCTAATAAGCAGGCAGGCAAAAGTATTAGCCAAAGATATAACATTGGATCAAGGCGTATCAAACAAGATGTAAGTCTGTTTACGGGTCTGGCGAGTAGAGGTGAGGCGACATTAACATTTGCTTCCCGCGCCCCAACTCTCAGCCAGTTTGGATTCAGGCCCGGCACCCGCGCCACAGGGCTTCCAGGGCTTGGCCGTGGCCGTGGTTGGGGGAAGGCCACAAAGAGGGGCAGGCCAGGTCGTGCCAGCATCCTGCGTGGCCAGCGCCAGGACTATCCAACGACGTTCTTGGCCATGGGCAGGGGTGGCGTGGTGTTGCCGTTCAGAGTTGGAAACAAGCGCAAGCCTGATGGCAAACGGCGGTTGCAGGTTGTCTATGGGCCGTCGGTGGCACGCATGTTTGACAAGGGCGAGCACAGCCAGCTGATCCAGACCGAAATCAACATTGAGATCAATCGATCTTTTATTGCGGGCTACAAGCGGGCCCTTGACTCGGCCGCCAGGGGCTATGGGGGGCGATGATGCGCGGCCTAGTCATAGCAAGGGATCTCAGCAAATCTCAGTCATGCCAAGGGGTTTCGGGACATTGCCCTAAATCCCAGTCATACCAAGGAATCTGCCAAAAACCCAGTCATAGCAAGGGGTTTCGGCTTGGGTCCTTCCGAACGACACATACCGAGGGAACCACGAAGCCTCGATTTATCTGTTGATAACGCTTGTCAATAAAGGTACAACCTTTGCCGTAGACACCATGTAACCGGTGCAATCGCTTGCTATCACAAGGTTGTAGCCTATTTTGTACGCAGCTGGTTACAATATGCCCATGGGTACAAGCTTGATGTTGCTGGCGCGGGCAGAGTGAACCTTCAGCAGTACGCCGATCACCGCAAGGCCCTGGGCCTTCGAGGGGCCACCCATGTTTCGGTGCTCAGGGCGATTAAGGCGGGTCGGCTGCAGCCCCCAGCGGTTGAGCGTCAAGGGAAGGGCTGGGAGATTGATTCGGCCTTTGCTGATGAGCAGTGGGCACGAACCACGGACCCGGCGCCGCGTGGGACCAATGCCGGCCAAGATCATGGACCCAGGCCGTTGCCTAAGGCAAACGCGAAAACGTCGCCAGGTGCTCCCGATCCCATCGACGGACTGGACGACGATCCAGACACAGAGGAAGCGGATTTCAACAGGGAGCGGGCGTTGCACGAGCGCGAAAAGCGCTTGATTGCTCGAATGGATCGAATGGAAAAAGCAAGACAGCTAGCTTATATTGAAGACATGGAAATAGCCTATAACGCTGTCTTGCTGCAATTAACCACCCTAGCAAGCTCAGCCCATAAGCGAATCAAGGCAATAATCCCCCACCTTACCCACCAAGAGCTAAGCGAAATTGAAAGGATTATATCCGAGATTTTTGAGTCTGTATCTTCCAACGAGTTTGAAGAGCTACCGGAATGATTGATCGTAATATCCGAAAGATGGCTAAGCGGCTTGCCGCGATGGTAAAGCCTAAACCGTTTATGACGATGCTGGAATATAGCAACACTCACTACTATGTGACAAGCGCAACCGATGGTCGGCAAAAATGGCGAACTAGGCCATATCAAGAGGATTGGTTTTTAGCGCCAACTGACCCAGAGGTTGAGTGCATGGTTTGCCAGAAGCCGTCGCGGGTTGGCTGGTCGGAGTATGTAAAAGCGGTGATTGTGTTTTTCTCCGACTGGCGCCGATCTAAGATTATGCTGGTCCAGCCTACAGACTCTGAAGTACAGAAATACAGCACCGAAGATATAGATTCAATGTTTGACGACAATCATGGAATCCCAAGATTAAAAGGACAATTAAACAACAAAAAAACAAAAGGGGCATTAAAGAATAGCTACGATTTTAAGCAGCTTGTTAATGGTGCATTGATCCACTTGGTAAGCGCCGCAACACCCCGGTCTGGTCGTCGGGTCGAGCGAAGCCCGATTCTGTTCGAAGAACCAGCCACTTACGACAGCCCCGAAGGTGACACCATTGGAAACCTGTTCCAGCGGGCCGGTAACATTTGGGATCCGTTCTTTACGATTGGCGGCACGCCGATATACCCTAACGATTACATGGAGCAAGCCTTTAAGAAAGGCGATCAACAGTATCGATATTATCCATGCCCGCACTGTAATCATTATCAACAACTGCGTTGGGAGAATTTCATAAAGGAAGGACCTGATGAGGGACGGATTCGTTGCGAGCATTGCGAAACCCCAATTGACTACAGCAACCTGTATTCAATGGACAAGGCCGCTGGTTGGGCATGTCCGCTGGGCTTGGATCGCAGCAAGCAAGTTTTGCGCAACGGTGTGCCGATCTGGCGATCACAGCAGGTGGGCCCTGGCATGAGCTACCACCGGGCGGCCATGTGGCCCGAGCTGGTGGCCCGGCATCGAGTGGCGCTGGAGCAGATGAAAATGGGCAACGTGGCGCCAATGCAAACCTTTCATAATACAGATTTAGGTGTGCCATGGGCTGATGAAATAACCAGCAAACTTACCGGCGATGGCCTAGCCGAGCGGCGAAAAAATGTAGGCTTTGGCAATGGCTACCCATGGGACGGCGAGGAATGGGACATTCCGACCGGGGTTTTGCTGCTGACCGATGGTGTTGACGTGCAGGGCGGCGGTGGCACCGTGGGTGAGCGGCTGGTCTACACCCTCTGGGGTTGGGGGACCGGCGAGGAAGGGTGGCACATTGCCCATTTTGAGATCGAGGGGGACCCCCAGCAGCCGGAGGTATGGGAGCAGCTAGATGTTATGAGCGAGAAACGCTGGCGCCGGCAGGACGGGGGAGAGATGCGCGTCACGTTGGGCTGTGTTGACCACGGCGGCAGGTCAAGCAAGGCCGTTGCTGATTTCTGCGCAACCAGATCAAGCCGATGGCTTGCAACAAAGGGCTCTGGTTTCAAGGGCTTGCCAATTGTTGAGCGTGGCAAGGCGGTTGCCGTCAATAAAAAAAATCAGATGATGACAAAACGCGGGCCTAAGGTTTACATCATTGGCTACGGCGCTAGCGTTGATCACCTCAGGACCATGTTGCGGGTTGAGCAACCAGGGCCTCGATACCTGCATTTTGGGCAGGCTTCCACAGATCAGTTTCTTCGGGAGCTGTTCCCTTGGGTGTACGTCCCGAAGAACCGGGCACGCACTGAATACCATTGGATCCTGCCCCCAGGCTCCCAAGACGAAGGCGGCGACTGCACGCGGATGGCCTATGTGGCACTGCTGCTGGTTTCTCGCCGTTACGCAGCAGGCACCATGTGGGCCCAGCTCGCCCGCAGCCTGGGCACCCAGGCGCCGGGGGTGGGAGGGGGAGGGGCAGCGCCGGCACCCCCAGTCCGAACCTCCCAGCGATCGGGCTGGCTAAAGGGCTCCAGCACAGGCGGCCTGGCCAAGCGCAAAGGCTGGCTAAAGAGGTAAGATGGGGCCATGGCCTATACCCTGACCCAATTACAAGAGCTACGGAACGCAATTGCGGAGGGGGTTTTAAGCGTTCGCTTTAGCGACGGACGGCAGTTGACCTACCGAAGTCTTGACGAAATGCGCCGCATCGAAGCCGGAATGGCGGCAGAGCTGGAAGGCGGCTCGATGCCCCGCTTGCGCCGCACCTACTTCAGCATGTCTCGGCCAACCTGATGGGTAAGGGTAAGAGCAAGGCAAAAGGCAAGCGGCTCCGGGATGACCGGGAATTTGCCCGCCGCACCATGGCCCGGTTTGAGGCCGCAGAGGACACCCGGCGAACCTCTGGCTGGCGGACAAACAACAGCGGCCCAAACAGCGATTTGCGACAGGCGTACTACTGGCTAGTCAAGCGGC